AACCCAGTTGGATCAGCAACCTCAACCGCATATGATGTCGGTCAGGGTATGGTAACTGGTGACGCAGAAAATCTGGGAGCTGGCACTGGTGATCAGTTCAACCAGATGGCATTCTCAATCGAGAAGGTCACTGTTACCGCCAAGTCAAGAGCACTGAAGGCTGAGTACAGTCTCGAACTGGCTCAAGACCTGAAGGCAATTCACGGTCTGAACGCTGAAGCTGAACTCGCTAACATTCTGTCAAGCGAGATTCTTGCTGAGATCAACCGTGAAGTCATCAGAACGATCTATAAGATCGCTGAGCAAGGTGCTGTTGAGAACGTTTCTACTCAAGGTGTATTTGACCTTGACATCGACTCCAACGGTCGTTGGTCTGTTGAGAAGTTCAAGGGTCTTCTGTTCCAAATCGAAAGAGATGCTAACAGAATCGCTCAGAGAACTCGTCGTGGAAAGGGTAACATCATTATGTGTTCAGCTGACGTAGCTTCAGCTCTGACCATGGCTGGTGTTCTTGATTACACCCCAGCTCTGAACGCAAACCTGAATGTTGATGACACCGGTAACACTTTTGCTGGTACTATCAACGGTAAGTATCGTGTTTATATCGATCCTTATTCAGCAAACCTGGCCGCTGATAATGGTGGTCTGGCACAGGGCAGCAACCAATACTACGTTGTTGGTTATAAGGGTTCTTCGGCTTATGACGCTGGACTCTTCTATTGTCCTTATGTTCCCCTCCAGATGGTACGTGCCGTTGGAGAGAACACCTTCCAGCCCAAGATTGGCTTCAAGACCCGTTATGGTATTGTTGCCAACCCATTCGCGGAAGGAACCGATCAAGGTCTTGGTCGTCTTCGTGTCAACAGCAACCGCTACTATAGAAGAGTTGCAATCAAGAACCTCATGTAATTCGTTTCACACAGGTTTCTCAGGGGTCCGAAAGGACCCCTTTTTTTTATCTAAATAATTAGAAAAAAATGACGATATCTAACGCGTTTAGAAATCAAATACAGAATAGGAATTTTCTATCTCCTGTAGGTTTCAAGTTCGTTGTAAACAGAGCTCGTAAAGTTTCTTTCTTCGGAAACTCTATGAACATTCCAGGATTAACTTTTGGTGTTACAACTCAACCAACTTATCTAAAAGATATTCCTTTACCTGGAGATAAAATTGAATTCAGTGATTTGAGATTAAGATTTCTTGTTGATGAGAATCTTGAGAACTATATGGAAATCCAAAAGTGGATACGTGGAATTGGATTTCCAGAAAGTTTAGAAGAAATATATAACTTCCAAAAAGATAATCCAGCTATGGATGCACAGTTCAAAGACCAAATGAACTTGTATTCCGATGCTACTTTGTTTGTACTTACTAGTAGCAATACATCAAATTTCCAAGTAAAGTTTAGAAATATTTTCCCCTATACATTGACAGATCTTTCCTTTGATGCTACAGATAGTGATATTGATTATTTGACGGCAGAGGTCAGTTTCAAGTATACTATCTATGATATAGTAGACAATAACGGAAACCCATTACACTATGACACTTGATTTGGATTCAATCCAAAAGATGTGGGAACAAGATTGTAAGATTGATCCAGATAACTTACATACAGAATCCCTGAATATTGCAAGTTTACATGCAAAATATTTTGACATCTATAATAATATCACTCTTCTAAAAAAGAAAGCCGAACAACAAAGAAAAAATATCAGACACGATCGATATGAGTACTATACTGGAAAAGCAGATCCTGATGTTTATGTGGAGAATCCATTCCCTAAGAAAATCCGTGATAAAGAGACTCTTCAAAAATACTTAGATTCTGATGAAAAACTTTCTCAAGTTTGTCTGAAGATTGATTACTACGATACAATGTTAAATTACATCGAAAGTATTCTGAAGATGATTCAAAACAGAACTTTTCAGATTAAAAACGCAATCGAGTTTGTTAGATTTACCGCTGGACTGGGGTAAATAAATAATCATAAGATGAATGGATTCTTGTGATTGATACTACAGCAAATCTTGTTATATCTAAATCCAACGAAGTATTTTTAAAGATTAATACGGAACCTCATATAGAATACGAACTTAGAGATCACTTTAAGTTTGAGGTTCCGAATGCAAAATTCATGCCACAGTATCGTGGAAGAAACTGGAACGGAGAAATTCATCTTTATGATATGAGATCCAAGCAGATTTATGTGGGTCTCTTAGATAAGATTGTATCCTTCTGTAAGCAATACGGATACACTTATAAGTTTGATGATAATAAATTCTACGGACTTCCATATGAGATCAATGAAGAGATCTCATATGAAGGTGTGAAAGATTATATGAAATCTATTTGTGCTCATTCTCCACGGGAGTATCAAGTAGAGGGAGTATATGATGCTCTAAGGCATAACAGAAAGTTATTGATAAGCCCCACTGCATCTGGCAAATCACTGATGATTTATTCGATCGTAAGATATTATGTGGATAAAGGGCAAAAAATTCTTTTAATTGTACCAACGACATCTCTTGTAGAACAGATGTACAAGGATTTCCAGGATTATGGTTGGGATGCTGAGTCATATTGTCACAAAATTTATTCGGGTAGAGAAAAAACAAACGAATATGATGTTACGATTACAACCTGGCAATCTGTTTACAAATTAGATCGTTCTTTCTTTGAAGATTATGGAGTTATTATAGGAGATGAAGCACATTTGTTCAAGAGCAAATCTCTTGTACAGATCATGACTAAACTTCATCATGCTAAGTATCGTTTTGGATTTACTGGAACACTTGACGGAACTCAAACTCATAAATGGGTTCTTGAAGGTTTATTCGGTCCATCATATAAAGTAACAAAAACTGCAGAACTGATGAGGCAAGGACATCTTTCTCAGTTAGATATTCAGTGTCTTGTTCTCAAACACCCACCACAAAAGTTTGAAACTTATGAAGATGAGATACAGTATTTAATCTCTCACGAGCAAAGAAATAAATTTATTACTAATCTTTCTTTAGATCTCAAAGGAAATACTCTTGTTCTTTTTTCACGAGTGGAAACACACGGAGCAATTCTCTACGATATGATAAATAAAAATAACAGTGAAAATCGTAAAGTATTTTTTGTTCATGGTGGGGTGGATGCTGAAGAACGAGAACTTGTAAGAGAAATTACTGAAAGAGAGAACAACGCAATTATTGTTGCTTCTTATGGAACTTTCTCTACAGGTATTAACATTAAAAGCCTCCATAACGTTATCTTTTCTTCACCCAGTAAATCAAGAGTTAGAAATCTACAATCAATTGGAAGAGTACTTAGAAAGGGAAAAAATAAAACTAAAGCAGTCCTCTACGACATCTCTGATGATTGTACAATTCAATCAAGAAAGAACTATACTCTAAATCACTTCATAGAAAGAATTAAAATTTATAATGAAGAGCAATTCAATTATGAGATAATCACTATTCAACTAAAGAGCAAATGATAGAAGATGATTTTTACTGTACACTCAAGTTAAAAACTGGAGAGGAAATCTTTGCTAAGGTAGCTGCTACTGAAGAAGAAGATAGAACTCTTTTATTATTATCAAATCCAATTATTGTTGCTGAAATAAAAGGAAGAACTGGTGTAATGGGTTATAAGATAGAACCTTGGTTAAAAACAACCACAGAAGATATGTTTATTATCAATATTGATGATGTTCTTACAATGACCGAATCTTCAGATATTGAAATGATTTCTATGTACCAGACATATTGTAGAGAATCTGATAAAACAAGAAAGAATCAAGCAAAGATCTCTCGTAAGATGGGTTATCTTGCCAATGTGAATGATGCTAAAGAGATATTAGAGAAACTCTTTAAAGATAGCTAGAGCCTCATCTTCAAACCGGACAAAGGTATTCTACAGAGTATTTGGGTAGTTGTCAACTATTTAAATAAGTGGTAGAATGTCTACATATTATGAGATAAACTAATGATAACTACAGCAGTCATGACCAAAAGAAAGAGGTCAGAACATTACGTTAACAACAAAGAGTTTCTTGCATCACTGATTAGATATCGTGAAAATGTTGAAATTTCTTTCATTCAAAAATATGGTAGAGAACCTACCAAAGATGACAGATCTAAGTCTTGGGATACAAAGCCACAAATTCCCAGATATATTGGTGAGTGTTTCTTAAAGATTGCAAATCATTTATCATTCAAACCAAATTTTGTCAACTACATGTTCAAAGAGGACATGATTTCTGATGGCATTGAAAACTGTGTTCAGTACATTCATAATTTTAATCCAGAGAAATCTCAGAATCCATTTGCTTATTTCACTCAGATTATTCACTACGCATTTCTGAGACGCATTCAGAAAGAGAAGAAGCAATTGGAAATCAAGAACAAGATTTTGGAAAGAACTGGATTTGATCAGGTGTTCGATAGTGGAAGTGTTGACGGATCCGACTACTCCGACTATAATTCTATTAAGGATGCAGTTCACTCCAAACTTCGTTATTGAATGAAAGTAGCAATTATTACAGACCAGCACTTTGGAGCAAGGAAGAATTCTAAACTCTTTCATGATTATTTCCTAAAGTTCTACAACGATGTATTTTTCCCTACACTCGAAGAGCAAGGGATTACTACCGTTGTAGATATGGGTGATACTTTTGATAGTCGTAAAGGAATTGATTTTTCTGCTTTATCGTGGGCTAAAAATAATTACTACGATCGACTTAATGAAATGGGAGTGAAGGTTCATACAATTGTAGGGAATCACACTGCTTACTATAAAAATACAAATAATGTAAACGCAGTTGATTTGCTTTTACGTGAGTATGATAATGTAACTGTATATTCAGAACCAACCGAAGTAATGTTGGGACAACTTCCTACACTTTTTA